ACTTCAGAATAATTTAATAGTTTTTCTGAATTCCCTTGGTATCCTTCAACTAATGCATCTGCAAAGTCTGGTAAAGCATCATATAATTCATTAAGAGCTTTATGAGCTGCAAATGATCCATCTCCTGTTACTTTAAGATGTAGTTTATGAAAGCTTGTTCTTGAGTTCATTAATTCTGAAGCACATGCTGCTACCATAGTATCTAAAGAACTACCTCCTACACCTGTATTTGGAGTAGGTTCTGGTTTAGCTGGTTCAGATTTTGGTTGAGTAACTGTAGTCTGAGGTCTAGGAACAGTTCTTGCTGGTTCCGGATTTCTTTTTAACATTCTAGGTTTATCCATAATAATTAGTTATTTCTTTCGGCACCTTCACTACCTCTAGAGAATTGGTTTCCAGACTCAATATCTCCAGCTATAATACTGGCAGCTTCATCTATTAATAATTCTATTATATCATTTTTAAATTGACATTCTATTTCTACACCTGATGCTACGCCAGTGTATGGATCAACACAATTTTGTATTTGAATCTTAATTGGTTGTTTGTAATAAATAAGATCAGCTTGTTGAATATTAAATTCACCATTAGTATATAAGTTTACATCACCTCCTTTTAATGTAGCAAATGTTTCAGCCCATTCAAAACTTGGTCTTTTAGCTTTATCTCTTAAGAGTTGATTAAGATTCCCTTCTTCAGCTAAATATACAGTCATTCTTCTTTTATCACAACAATCTTTCTGAGCCATTATGTCAACTCTTTTCCACTGTAAATAATCAACAGGTAATGAAGCAGAATAATAATAATCTTTATTAGCTACATTTAAGTCAAATGTTTCTAAAAGAATTTGCATATCATCCTTTCTTCTTGTTGAACCTTCATCACCTTCTTTAGTAAGATTAATACCATGTAGTTGCCTTCTAGACCATTCAACTTGAGCTTTATTAAAAGCTTCAACAATTTGCCAACATTCAATATTATCATAATCTTGACTGTCAAGTTTATTGAGTCTTTCTTTTATCTTTATGGTAATAGTACTATTCAGCATTGTTATTTATTTTTTGCCATTGCTTTAAAAGTTCTTGCTAATGCTTTTCTTTTTGGTGTACAAGTAGGTTTTGACATTGGAGTACAGTAACCTTTATGTTTAGGGTTAACTGCTTTTTGTATCCACTTTTTATCCTTCTTGACCTTAGGCATTACTATTTATTTTTCTTCTTAAGTATTCTTGTAAGAACATCAGCTCTTGTAACTTTATTTCTAGGAGGAGCTACTGCAGCTAACTTAGCATTTTTTGTAGCACCACCAGATTTCATTTCCATTGGTCTAGTGGTAGCATTATAACGAGGCATACCAACAATAGTTTGTCCACCAGTCTTTTTAGTTATCAATTTATTATTTAAAGTCTTTGTAAATTTAGCAACAGGTGTATTTGCTGCTTCTTCTGCTGCTTTTTTTGCTGCTTCATTTGCTTGTCTTTTTTTACCACCTAATGCATTTGCCATACCACTAGCAATAGCTGTTATAATAACACCAGCTTTTTTACCACTTGGACAATTTATACATGACCCATTTCCATCTGGACATAATAATGGACCACAAGGTTTAGCCCCACCAGTTTTCATTTTTTTTATTGTTGAGCCTCCACAGCTCATGCATTTAGTTGCCATAATATATAGTTTTTAACAATTCCATTTTTCCAAATACTCTTCTGCTTCAGAAGACTCTTTATTATAATATAGTAAATAAATCCGTGCAAACTCTAATAAAAATGGATCATCTTTAAAATGACCTAATCCCATATTACAGTTATTACACAACATTCCCCTTACTATATTTGTAGTGTGACAATGATCAACTACAAGTTTTTCTTCAGATCCACATATAATACAGCCTTCAGTTTTTAATAAGTTTTTTAATTCTTCATCACTTATCATTGACCTATATTGACCTCTTCTTATCTCACTTCTATAATTACCTCTACATGTTTTACACCAACTATCAAAACCATCTAATGTTCTTTTATGTGCTGTAAAATATTCATTTGTTCTTGGTTTTTCTATGTTACATTTTTTACATATTTTGTTTTCTGAAAAACCTTTTTCTAATTGTGTTTTATTATTATACTCTTTTGAACATGAAATACTACAAAAAACAGTATTGTTCTTTTTTAAAGTTTTTTCAATATCAGATTTACCTCTTATAAAAAAAGCATTACAATGTGTACAATTATATTCTATCTTCTTTGATGGCATATTAACAGTTCCATTTTTTTCTTGCTAATCTTAATCTACTATTTGGATCTTTTGCAGCTTTTGGAAAATTAGCCATTTGCCCGGCAGATCTAGCACAATAACTTTTTCTTCTCTTAGCATCTTTACTTCCAGCTTTAAGTTTAGAAGGTTTAGTAGTTACAGCTGTCTGTAATTTACTACCAGGGTTAGCTGCTCTATAAGAAGCTACTCCTTTAGCATTAAGACCTCCTGTTGGATTTTTACCTTCCTTTCTTGTCCATGCTGCTGTCTTTGCCATGACTAAATCTTTTTACCTGATGCAAGATTAGTAAACATCTGTGCTTGTTTCATAGCTTCTTTTTTTACCTCTGCCATCATCTTAGCATCTTTTTGAATTTCTGCTGCTCTCTTTAATGTAGACATAGCAGATTCTACTTCCCATTTTCTCATTTCATTCTTGCTACTGCTTAAAATGGAAATACCAACTGAAGGACTTGCTTTCTTAGTTGGTGTTGATTTAGTTGTTGTTTTTTTAATTGCCATTACTTTTTCTTTTTAGTAGTTGCTTTAATCTTTTTTTCCTGCTTAAGCATTTCTTTAGTAGGTTTCTTACCAGAACCTTTAGCAGCACGGATGTTATCCCAGAGACCTCTCTGGGACACACTACCGTCTTTTCTTTTAAGCATTTCTTTAGCTATTACTTTTTCTTTGTACCACCTTTTTTCATCATTCCTGGTTTCATTGCCATTCCATACATTGCTTTAGGTTTAGCACCACCAGATTTCATTTTTGTTTTAATAGAACCACCTCTTTTGTGTCCAAAGGGATCAGTACCACCACCAGCACCACCACCACCACCAGCACCACCACCAACATCAACAGGTTTTCTTAACTTATTTATAGCATCAATACCTCCAATTACTGTTTCTCCAACTTTAATGGCTCTATCAATTTTTTCCCCAGTTGAAGCAGCTTTTTTCTCATTACTTTCATATTGTCTTGTTAGATTTTCAGTTTTAGCTTTTTTAAGCTCTTTCTTAGCTGATCGTGTTTTACTTCTTCCTTCTATTTTAGCAATTTGAGCATCAGCCTTTGCTTGTGCTATCCTTTCTTTTGCAGATAACACAGGAGCTGCTGCAACAGGAGCTACTGGAACAGGAGCTGGTATAACAGGATCTACTGTAACAGGAGCTGGACTTGGTACAACTTCAGTTGTACTAACTGGTCTTGGGGTTACAGATGAAGTATTATTGTTTAATCCATTACCTTTTACAAAAGGATTACTCATATTTGGACTAATTATATTGGGTCTTGCTATTCCAGATGGATTCATTGGATCATCTCCACCCATAAATCTTTTAGGCAATGCATTTTGTGTTGGAGTATTATACCCACCTTTTTTATATGCAGCCATTCTTTTTTGACCACCCTCTCTAAATGCTTTCATAGGATTTCCCATGTGAGAAGGATCTTGACCTAAAGGTCCTTTTTTATTACTCTTAGTTGCCATTTTATTTTTTTTAGTTTTATCCATTACTTTCTACCTGGTGCAGCTTTCTTAGGAGCTTTACTTCTTGGCTTAGAAGGTTTCTTAGCTGTTTTAGTAGCAACTAACTTAGCATTAGCATTTACCATACCACCAGTTTTATAAGTGGTTTTACCAGTTTTAGATTTCTTTTTTAAAGTCTCAGCCATTTTTTTTGCCGTTTCTACTGCACCCCTCATCATAGGTTTACCACCTCTTACAACAGTAGATGGGCTATCTTCACCAAACCAATTAACACCACCTTTTATACTATATCCATATAAATCTTGCATTGGATCATCAAGCTCTACACACTTTTTAAGTTTTATATCCCAAGCTTGTCCATTAGGACATTTCATTTTTGTTGCCATTTTATTTTATTTTATTTTATTTTATGTGTTCCAATACTTATCACAAGATGAGTTAAGATCTTTTAAAATATCCTCATGTAAAGGGTTTTTCAAGTGCTCTATAACATCTGATACATTTCTTCCAAGTAAGCTGTTTGTCTTAGCATGGTAAATATATCCATCTGGCTTACTTATAATATACTTAAAAAAACTGGAATCACGTACAATTGATTTAATTTTTAATGATTCCATGTCAAAATTTACAGCATCAATAAATGTTTTTGCTGCTCTTTCTTTGTTATTTTCAGCACCATCTCCTGAAATATATCTATCCATATTTTCATAGATGATATCCAGTGGAGTTGATTTTCTATATTGAGTTGAATTAGCATCAACAACTTTAGCAACATAGAATAACTTAGTACTATTTTTATCATATAATTTCTGTAATTCTGAGAAAGCTTTATTTCTAAGTTTTTTGTACTCAGTTCTAACCATTACAGTTTCTTCTTCTTTATCTAAATAAAATTTTGGTGGAACAGGTTTAGATCTAGCATCATCAAAACTTTTTGCAATCATTGCAAAACCTCCTGCTTCTATAGCATGAAGTTTAATTAAATCAAATGGTTTTGCAGGATCTAGATATACTGGTTCATTACCACATGCTATATCAATTTTGTTCCAAAACTCCTTATTGGTAGGTTGAAGTAATGTTACTTTATTCCAAAAATCTTTATCTTCTGGATCAAGAACATTTGCTGCTAATTCTTTTTCTAATTCAGCAACTGAACTTCTAATTTCTCTAATTCTGGCTTCTTTACGTTCTGGGTCTAAAAGTTTAATCTCAGGAGCAAATTCATTTAAACCAGTAATATATCTAATAACCCCATTGAGTTCTAGACATGCTAATTGTTCATTATGTGTAACTCCGTCAAAAAGACTCATACCATATTCTTCTAACCCCATGTTAGTAGCTTGTTTGTCAAAGTAAGGTCTAACAGCAATTGATGTTTTTTTGATGCTGCCTACTCCTACTTCAACCATTGTAAAATTTGATGTTTCCATTGTTGTTGGTTTTTGTTTTTGTTGGTTTTTAAAAAGTTTAATTTAAAAAAGGGAAGAGTTTCCTCCTCCCTTTTTTTGTATATAGATAGATTAGAATGATCCTCCTGTAACAGGGTTTCTCATAACAATCTTAAGAACTTTAGTTGGATCCTTAACCCAAATAGCTGGCATAGTTTGAGACATCATTACACGGTATCCATTAAATTGTCCTGAAGACTGGAATCCTTGTGAACGTCCCATATAATCCATTGTACCATTTTGATACCACCATTTCAATTGATTATCCCAAGATAACTTCAATAAGTAAATATTGTCATTAGTGTTATCAGTAATATCAAAGATAATGAATGAGTAAGAAGATAATGGGAAACCATCAATGATTGGGTTCTCAATATCATTTGTATGGATATTATCAAATGCAGGGTTCAATACAAACTTAACATTTGCCAAGAAAGGAATTACATAAGAAGTATAAGCAAATCCAAAATTCAAGTCCATACCTTTACCAGTGATTGCACCAATATCAGCAGCTTGAATTAATAAACCTGATGATACAGCTTCACGTTTAATGGCTTCATTAACCATTCTCATTCCACCCATACCAGTTTGAACTACTAGAGATCTTTTTGGATCTGGACCTTGGAACTCAACTTTACCATTAAAGAAGTTGTAGATCTCTCCACGGAATAAATCTAATGTAAAGTTATTTTTGTTATATACTCGTTTAAATGAGTTATCTAACTGTCTCCAAAGACCCACAGATAATCTAATATCATCTGGACCATCTTGACGTACTCTACCCCCTTGTCCCCACATTAAGTAAGTCTCAATGTCAGTTGCAATTTTAGAAAGGTGAGCAGCCTCCATTTGTGTTAAGAAAGTTCTAGATAAATCACCATTGTCAAAAGCTTTTTTAACTTTGTCTTTACCCATTACTTTAATCATATCATCTAATGAAGATATAGAAGGATCATTATTAGCATTAAAGTTTCTCCAGATCTCAGTTACAGGAACTGTACCATCTGCATTCATACCACCTTTGATCATTAAATCAGCACGGCTAGAAATAGAATAATGAACATGAGCTTCAGCACCACCAACAAAGTTATAGAATTCACGGAATGAAGTTCTTGTAGTAATGTCAGAAAATCTTTCACCATACTCACCTCTTGCAGAACCTTTACGGAAAACTTTAGTTCCATTAGCTAAGTACTTGTTCTCCAAATATTTGAAGTTGTCATTGTTTACTAACTGTACAGTGTAAACATATCCGTCTCCTACAGGTAAGATATCCTCATCTGTAATGTACATCTCAACACCATTGTATTTGTCATAAGTGATGATATCACCATGTCCAAATTCACGTCTGTTAAGTTTAATACGGAATGTAGAACCATCAGTACCTTTGTAAGCAATACTTGGTTCAATGTCTTCAACAATGTATGGAAGATCAATAGATACAGGTGTTTGCCACTTGTACTCTCCACGAGCATTATCAACATTAATTACATTTTTTCCACCAAATGAAGACATCTGGTAAAGAGGCATTTCAACTTTTTGTGTCATTGCCCAAAGGTCAACTGGACCTAAATCCATAGGTTCAGCATCTTTTAGCATGTTCACCAAGTGGTAAGAATCCACATGGGAACTAGCCTGGTAAGCGGTATCCCGGAGGAATATACCATTGTTTAAAACTGGAGTTGCCATTTTTATTTGTTTTTTGTTTGTTACTATTTATTAAAATCTCTTGAACATATTATTACTTCTAGAGATAGTTCTTTGTTGAGGTTTAGCAGGTTGTCTTCTTTCATCTTCATATGAATCATTTGATGATGAAACAAGCTTTCTTCCTTCCTCAGTTTTTAATTGTCTTACTGTTTTTTGTATGGTTTCTTTTGATCCAATATCTCTTATTTTGTTTTTATACCCTGTTGGATCTGCAAGTAACCATAATGCCTCAGCAATTAAATCATGTCTTGGTTCTACAAACTGGTACTTCTCTAATAAGTGTCCAAGTAAGTTTGTAGGTTTACCAGAAATTGAAGGGTAGTTAGGTTGAACTAATCCTGAATAAAGTAAACTCTGTGTCTTTCTATCAATTTTAAGCCCTCCTAATTCTCCTACTGCAAGTGTATTATAAACATTCTCTGTATACTGATGAGCTGCTTTTGATTGTTGTTCTTGCTTAGCTTCTTGTTCAGCCAATTGTCTTGCTACAATTTTTTCTTGCATAGCATCTAATTTTGGTTTGAACTGTTTAGCTTTCTGACCTAACTTATCAAGATCTTGCCAGTCTTGAACTTCAGATTCAATCTCTTCTGGAGTACCAAATTGAGTAGCATATAAATACTGTCTTGCAATTTCAGCTTGATCATATTCATCATCAGGATTTAGTTGTCTCATTTCTTCTACATGAGCAAGAGTTCTAAACAGACCTTTTAAGTCTTGACCACCATCTGCTACATACTTTGCAGCAACTTGTAGTTCTTCAGGAAGTGATTGAAAGAATTCTCTTGGGGTATTTTGTCTAATTCTATCTTCTCTATCTTGGAAGTTAGCTTCAAATAACTCTCTGAAATCTTTAGTAGTATATTCCTCTAATGATTTATCATCATCAAATGCAACTAAAGCTCCTTCTTCAATCATCTTTTGTGCTAGTTCATATAAACCAGATTTGTCTACCTTAGGTCTACCTTTATTACCAGCATCTTCTTCTTGAGAAATTAATCCATCAAGTTCTGCAATAGTTTCATCAACTTCTGCTTTCTTTTCAGCAGCCTCCTGTTTTTCTGCAGCAGTGCTTACTGTATTGTCAAGGAACGTAGTATCAATATTCTCTTTAGAAAACATTGATTTTGGTTTGTCATCTTCAGGAAGCATTACATTTTCTGCTCCTGGCATCCCAAAGATTTCATCAATATTTACATCTATTTGTTCTACCGTTGTAGAATCTTGTACCTGATCTTCAGGAATTTTGTTGGTTTTTTCCATGTTGTTGGTTTTTGGTTATACTTTAATATACAAAATAAACTTGAGAAATTTAAAAGACTATAAAAATTTTTTGGCACTATATAGCTAATCTATTATTTCTTTTTATCTGAAGACTTAGAATCAAATTTGTTTTTATTGATTCTAGCAATTTCTAATTGTTTATCTGCTATATTTTGCTGTGTTATAAGTTTCTCTCTTTCAATTACATTCTTCTCTCTATCTATCATTACTTTATCAGTGTTCTTTTGTTTTTGTAAATCTGTTTGTTGTTGGTACTGATCAGATTTTCTTATTTGATCCATTTGATCTGCATAATCAGATTCTTGATTTTGATTAACATCACCCATAGCTCCATAACCAGCAGCTCTAATTTCAGCAACCAATATATCTCTTTGTCTATTTTTCTCATTTTCAGCTGCAGTAGCATCAATCTTCATCTTCTCAAGTTCTTGTTGTTTTTGAAGTTGTTCTTGTTGCATTTGCTGTTGTTGCTGCATCTCTTGTTGTTTTGTCTGTTGTTGTTTTTCTTCAGATGATTTCAGTGCTGTATTAAGTTCAGCAACAGAATCAGACTGCATTATTTTTCCAAGATCATATATAGAGGCTCCTGTAGTATTATTATTCATAGACATCTGTTTCAACTGTTCTAGAACAGATCTATGATTGGCTGTTGTACTACAGAATATATTTAAATCTCTCATAAGTAAATCTGTACCATTTATTTCAAAATTTACTTTTTCATCAGCAGATGTTATATAAGTTAATCTTGCAGAAGGCTTAGTTGCATTATAGTACTGAGCTAAGTCAGTTCTCATTTGATGTACTCTAGGCATCAGATAATCACAATGTTGAATAAAGAATACTTCTGTCTGAGCATATGATGCAGAAACAGCTTGTTCTACTCCAGTAGCAGTTTGTTGAGATAACTGTTGTCCCATCCTTTGTGGATTAACTCCAATTACTTCATAGGCTTGTTGTTTAAAATAATTTGCTAGTTGAATTCTAGACATTAATCTTGCCGTTTGATCTAGTTCTAGTTTCTGAAAATGCTGAAAGTTTAATGCATTCTCTGTATTTGTAATAGATGTATCTAGAGGTAACATTGAAAAGTTTTTCATTGCTACATATGCTTTAGCTAAATTACCTTTACCCCAGTCTTCTCCTAATGAATGTTTTGGTAAAGCATTCTGATCAAGAAGTATTACAGTACCTAATTCATCCACTAATATATCTGCAATTTGATTATTAACAATGTTGTATGCAATCTGATGTGGTTTCATTAAATCTAATAAAGCTGTAGATTTAGTATTTCTATCAGAAAAGACAGCTCCTTCTACAGGAAGTTTGCATCCATATAAACTATTATCACCCTTAAACTGGAATTTTAAAGGTCCTATTTTACTTTTATCAATGCCAATATATATTGGTGTAAATCCACTTGGGTTATTCATTCCCCAATATGATGGGATATTAGGTCCAATTTTTACACCGCCCCATACTTCATTAATCCATATCCAATCTATATGTTCTCCAAAGACTAAATTATCTTTTGTTTTATTTTTAAAGAGTTTAGTATCATAAATTGGTTTATCAGTAATTTTATAATCTTCTGTTATAATCTCATTAGCTACCTCTCCATTTTCAGTTACTTTAGTTAAGTGACCAACTCTACGTTGAGACTTCCAATAACCTGTACTTACTCTTATTAAATATGCAGTACCATCATCTGCATAATCTTCTCCTTCAGAAAGTATTTGTGTAATTATGTCTGATCCATCAGAACCATTATATAAACCATTACCTGCCATAAAAGATGTGTACTGTCTAAAAGCAAGAGATGGCATATTGGTATTCCACTCATGTGATTTAGTTGGATCATAAAAAGAACCATCATTTTGCATACCTCCGATTGTATAGCCTGCAGATCTAATAGGATAAATTGCTTCAAGTGCTTTTAATTGCTCTTCATCCATTAAATATCCATATCTATCTATGGCATCAGATATGGTCATCATATCAGTTTTACCAACCCAATTAGATTGAGATATATATCTAGCATCTGGTGACTTATGGTAGAAGGTAATAACTGGATTCCAAAGTTCTACTTCATAATCATCTTCCATCATACGGAAATGCCAGAACTCTCTATCTGTAATAAGCATGTCTCTAAAACCTCTTTCCTCAAGCTCATCCATTTTAAATCTTTCTATGTCTACTTTATGTTGATGAGATGACCACTGTTCTATCATAGATCTGTAATCCTTTTTAAAGAAGGACTCAATCTCAGGTAAAGTTTTAAGTTTTTCAGGATCCATTTCTTGTTGAAATTCTTCAGATTCAGGATCCATCCCTTGTTCAATAAGAGCTCCTTCAATTTTCATTCTAGCATCTGCTAATAATGTTTCTTCTATAAGAGATCTTTTTTGCTCAAGCATTTCATTATATGAAAGTTCATCAACAGCTCTATATGTAAGTTTAGTTGATCTCTTAGCAAATTCAGCCACTAGAACATTAATAACATTTGGTATAATTGGATAGAACTTTAATTCTAAAGCTGATTGGTCTTCTCTAGTTAAGTACTCTACAATATCTCTGTACTCATTATCTTCTTCAACTATGTAGTCTGATTTATCAATGATACCTTTTGCTAATTTGTAATTTTTCATTAGTCTTCTGGCATTTCTCCGGATTTGTTTTAATCCTTGCCATTCTAACCAATCAAGATTCCAAGCTGCCCATTCTTCATCTTTGTCTTTTTTAGGTAAAAACTGAATAGGTTGTGTTATACTACCTATTTTATTATATTCAGCTTTAGCACCTTTCTTAAGTTGTAATGCGTTGTATACTTGCATAGTTCTTACTTTATATTTTTAAATGCGGATCTTTTAAATCCTTTGGTCATATTCATAGACATATTACCCATATGTTTAAACGGGCTCTTAGTTAATTTAAACAAATTTTCTGACTTTTGCAAGTTTTTGGCTGCATCATCCATAATAACTCTTTTACCATAACCTATATTTGCTTGTTGTATTCTCATAAATGCTACAAGAGCACAGAAAGAAACTAGTCTATCCACATTGACCCCTTCTGCATATTCTCTCATTTCTTTGAGAAGCATGGGATCTGGAATTCTTTCTATGCCATACTTTGTACGTACAATTGTACCATCAGGTTTTGTTTCTACATCTAATTCTTCTCTGGTATATTCAATAGCATAACTAAGTAAATGTGCCTTAAAGAGTGTTCCTGTATTTTTCCAACCATACTCCTGAAATACATTACTGTTTGAACCAAGATCTTTTAAGAACATAATCTGACTCTTAGGTACTAAATATCTTTGTTTCTTTCTGGAAATCATATACTGTATAAATAGAGATATATTATTCTCTATTACAGTCCATGCATTATACCACTCTATTATTAACTCTAGTCTCTGGTGGGTTTTGTTTATATCATCAAACCTACCACACCAAGCTGCTACAATTTTGTCTGGCTCTATATATGTTTCAGTTTCAGTACCAGTAACCTTAGTTACTTGAATAGGAGCCTTCATTATATATATGGAACATAGTGAGTCTGATGTAGTTGTTTTTCCCTCAGATACGGGGTCAATAGAAGCATAGTAAGTTCTAAATTCAGGATCCTTAATAGGTCTTTCCCATACTACTAACACACCAGTTTTATCTTCTAGTTTCTTAGGAACAGGAAATTCTATTATGGGTCTCTTATTTGTAGAAGAAACTACAGGCTTTCCATTTGCATCAGCTGATATATCTAGAAACTCATAAGCATATTCTTTCTCTTCTATTCTTCTTTCCTGAGCAGCCACAAGATGTGAAGGAAATACAGACAC